AGCCAAAGGAAAAGACAGACGTTCCACCAGTAACAGAGCCGAAAACCGATACACCTAAGGAGGCATAACTATGGCAACAGTAAAAGAGTTCATCAGACGAAGACTGAAATCGACACCTAAGAACATTAGACTTGTTCTTCCGTTCGATCACTCATTTGAAACAGGAGAACAGGGCGACTTGAAAATCCAGTTTCCTTGGGCTTGTAAAGTTGTTCGGATCAACAGTATTGTAAGAAAAGCACTTGCAGCTACAGACGCAGGGACATTAACTGCTAAAAATCATGCGGGTACTTCTATGACATCTGGTGTTCTTACTCATGCAGCCTCGGCAGCATTAGGAAATGAACAAACTTGTTCACCGTCAGCAAACAACACATTTGCAGCCGATGAAAAACTTACCATCACATCAGCGAAAACAACTGTAGGTGGAAAAGTTGCAGGAACAATCGAAGTCGTAACAGTATAATAATCAAAGGCTAATGGTAAGTGCCTGATACCCGAAAGGGGCTAAACCTATGAAATACCGTATACAGAAAATCAAAAAAACATTAACTATTGCCGATGGTGGCACTACAGGTAGTGTAACGATGGAACTGAACGGTATTTTGCGTACTGTAGCGGTCAATATCCCCGCACTTACTGGATCAGTAGCTTCTACTTTTAACCTTATAGATGACGATACGTTTACAATCTACACAAAGGGTTCACTCGCTCACAATGCTAAGACCGTAGATAGTCCAACTGTGCCACCTGCTATTGCAGGATCAGCATGTACGTTGCAGATTGTTGCGGGTGGAGCACAAACGGGAGCGAAAAACGTTACCGTCGTTCTTTATGTAGAACGTAGGAGTTGACGATTATACAAAAGTTGCATACGATGGAGGTATTATGGCATTACCAGACACAGCAGAACTATACGAAGCAGAACTAAAAGCAAGTGTTCAGACAAAAATTGACAATGGAGAAGTCCTTGGCAATAAAGAGCTGATGATCTTGAACGGAAAAACGGAAATATACGATCCGACAGTATCAGCGTATAGACAGGTTACTATTGCAGACGCTTATCAGTTCCTAAAGTCACTTGAACAGGTGGGAGCATGATAGGGCAATCTGATGTAGGAAAAGGAAAGGAAAGCATTACTATGAACGTATTACACCACATACAAGAAGTAGCTCATGAAATAGCTATTTGGACTATTGAAAAGTTTGAGTTCGATCCTGAAATCCTTTTGGAAGCAGAGGCTTTAATGCGGGCTGGTGCTCCTCTTTCGTTAGTAAAACAAAAATACGGCGGGTATAAAGGTCAATCCGTTATTAACGGTAACATGCTTTTGAACGAAGGTATCAATGAGTTGTGGACATTAGGAGCTGGTGGCGGTGGTACAGCGTTCAATAACGCTAACTCATATTTGGCTGTTGGTGATAGTAGTACGGCAGAGTCAGCTTCACAAACAGATCTGCAAGCAGCTACTAACAAGCTCTATAAGGCGATGGACGCAACGTTTCCTACATACGGAACTTCACAAAAAATCACGTTTAGATCAACATTTGCCTCAGGTGACGCTAATTACGCATGGAACGAGTTTAGTGCATGTAATGGTTCATCTGGTACAGGTAAAAATCTTAATCGCAAGGTTTCAGCTCAGGGTACAAAGACCAGTGGTCAATCATGGCAATTAACCCTTGATATTACCCTCAGCTAAGACCTGTTTGGGTAATATGGCAGACACAACACTTACTAACTTCATCAGAGATAAAATTGCGGAAAACCGCAGTAGTCTTACTGAAATCAAAGATCCCAAAGATAAGCTCAAAACGAACCTCAAAGCAGCTCAGGACGCTCACGATAAAATACTTCTTGCTATTAAGTCAGAGATAGTAAACGATCCCGAAGCCATAGGGTATGAAGGTAAAACTGATGAAGAAGTCGTTGAGCTTTTGATTAAGCCTCGGACTATTGTTACAGAAGATGTGTCAATACAATCCTCTCGATTGTCTACGGTAACAAATCCCATACTTCAACGATATTTTGACGATCCTAACAGGGTTTACGACGCTCTCAATATAGTCATGGACGGGAACGGTAGTCTATCGGTGTCGCTTCCTGCTGTTCAAGATGAAATCAATGAGGCTATAAAAAAAGAAATTGAAGAAGATCCTGAAAAAATAGGGTATGTAGGGAAAACAGATAAGGAAGTAAAAGAGTTGTTGCGATCATCGGTGGCTGTTAGAACGAAGAAAATAACGCAAATACCTGTTCGCTTTAATGAAATTATGCGTGGTATAAAGTATTGTCCTAATGCTCCAACTGTTACTATGATTGCAGAAGCACGCAAATTGAGTGATGATGTAAGTGTAAAGATAAAGGAAGGATAATATGGCTAACGAAATAAAAACTAAAAACATATCAAAAGCAACGTTTACCCTTACCCTTGCTTCATTAGCAGCGGGTTCAGGTCGTCAATCGACCATGATTGATAACTCAACAAACGACTATCCAGCAGCATTATTGTTTTTTAAGATCAAATCAGGTGGTACAGCTCCAATAGCGGGGAGGCTTTATGAAATTTATTTATTACGAGGCAATGATCCTTCTAGCTCTGATTACCGTACTGATGGTGCTGGTGCGTCTGACGCAGCTATAACAATTGAAAATGCTCAACAGGTAGGAACTATTGTCGTAACAAACACAACTAATAAAGTATTTTATGGAGATTTTGACACATCCCCGTTTGGTCCTCTTGGTCCTGAGTGGGGCGTTGCAGTAAAAAACGCTACCGATCAAGCTCTTAATGCAACCGAAGGCGATCACTACAAGGGATATGTTTATTATGTTCCAGAAGTACAATAATATGGTATGGCAATTTCGATACCACGCAATCCTAGGCTCGATAAGCGACACTCACTTGCTCGTGGGCTGATTTTTGATAGTCCATTTGTCTTCGGTGGTAAAAAAGCAATTGATCTTGTAACTGGTATCCCCGCATTAGCAAATGCTGATCTTGCTGTTAGATCAGGAAAACATAGCGGTCAAACTCCTGATTTCAATAACTCTATTGGCGGTATGGGGTGGGTTCATCCTTACGCTGGTGCATTGAGTTATATATCTACACAAATTTTATATCTTCGTGAAAGCGGTGGGGTTGGTACTGGCTACGGTAATTTATTTCGTTTGTACGACTCAGTAAATAATACTACATGGTTCGGAGTAGAAAACGATAACGGTGACGCTGGATGGGGTCAGAGGGTCAACTGTTTTTATACTGCTACTGAAAAAGTGTGGAGTACTCCGTACCCGACTAATAACATTTGGTACAACTACATCCTTACTTACGATCATACGAACAAAGATAATGTGCCTAGGGTTTGGTACAACGGTGTGGCTCAGTCGTTGACTAATCGGTTTGACTCTGGCTGGACTCGGACGATTGTTCCAAACACAATTTATATTGCCCGTTCATTAAGTAGTGGTGGGTGGGATGGCGGTATATTATTGGTTCGTGCGTGGAAGCGGATTTTGAGTGATAAAGAAATTGGTGTTTTGATGGCTGATCCTACTATTTTATATAAAAAGCGTGGGTTTTTCTCGTTTAGTAACGTTCCTTCTAGTCTCTCGCTTATCAGTATTAGCGATACTGGTGCTGGTTCTGACGCTCCAACTATCCAAGCCACCATACCTCTTTCTGATACTGGCTCAGGAACGGATACATTGACAAACGCTGTTTCTTTGCCCTTGTCTGATACTGGTTCGGGCGTTGACACTCCTAGTGTTTCTGCAACTATCCCTGTAACTGATACAGGTACGGGTTCAGAGCTTCTTTCGCTTTTAGCAAGTATTTCTGTCTCTGATACTGGTAGTGGTGTAGACGCATTAAGTTTATTGGCTACCCTTACTATTTTAGATTGGTCACGAACCGCTTTTGAGGGATTGTTAAGTAAGCATATATGGGGTTATGGCGATGTGTTGCCGACATTTGGTGCTCATTTAATAAATCCAGCAGGTAATACGCTTACGCCCACTCTTGTTGATGACTATATAAATCTCTCGTTTTCTATGACGGCTAATGCGAACGCTTATTTATATCGGGACGCTACATCGGTAACGGATTACACGGTTCAAAACGGTGATTGTTTAGAGTATGAAGTGTATTGGGAAACAACCAGTGCACGGATAGCACTTGATTTTACTGCTACAGACGGTACGGCTCTTCGCACAACTGCTCCAACAGATCAAAACGGTTTATCCTGTCATCCTAATACGGATATAGGAACGTATGCTAATCAGGCATGGTATAGGCGTTTTATTAAATTTCCTACTTCATGGGTAGGAAAAACGATCAACTTTTGGGATTTTGTTTGTGAGGCTGATGGTGGTGGAACAATAGTAGGTAGGATACGAAACGCTAGGATCACCAACGCTAACGGCATGGTTTTAGCCATGATCCCTGTTGCTGATACTGGTGTTGGTGCGGATACGTTAAGTATCCTTGCTCAAATTGCTTTATCAGACACAGGATCAGGAGCAGAAGCCTTAGCAATTTTAGCTTCAATAGTTATTTCTGATACTGGTACAGGAGCAGATCAAGAAACGGTTAGTATAGATACAACAACGGTCAATGTTTCTGATACTGGAAGCGGGGTTGATTTAACCACAATAAGTGCAGAAGTGCCTCTATCTGATACTGGATCTGGGTCAGAGTCTCTTGCTATACAAAATACACTAAGAGTTCAAGACGCTAATCTCCATCAAATTACGTTATCGGGTGCGAGTAGTAACTATTTTGATGGCGACAGTTCATTGGGTATTTCTTCTACTGGTTCATGGACTATTGAGTATGTAATTGAAAACATTGGTACGCCTGTTTCTGGTTTAGCAAGCAATGGATCTGGTACGTATTATTTTGATCGCACAACTAACACAACTGGTATTGCTTCTCTTAAAGCAACGGGTGGTACGCCATCGTGGATGTTTCAATTTCGATATGACGATAACACAGGGCTTCAAGGACTAACTGGTACTGCGATTGAAAACAAAACTACTCATATAGCAATGGTTCGAGCGTATAATAGTCAGCTTCGATTGTTTGTTAATGGTATTTTGGTTGCTACCGCAGCAGATAATACAAAAGCCATGACTGTTCCTATCCCTCGTGTTGGGTGTCATCAAACTATCGTCGGTCTTGCAAATGCTTCATATAAATCAATTAGATACTCTAATATCGCTCGTTACTCTGCTAACTTTGAACCAGAAGAAACGATGGGGTCAGACGGCAATACTGTTATGTTGTGGAACATGACGAAAACGGGTTCAGGAAAAATATCAGATAACTCAGGTAATGGAAGAACTGGAACTATAAACGGTACTCCTACGTCATGGGATACAACGCTTGATCCTGTTGAGGTTACACCATCCATCTCAATTATTGAGTCTGGAAGTGGTGTAGATAATGTGTATGTTTCTTCGTTCGTAACGGTTTTAGATAGTGGTGTTGGCGTTGAGGCGTTGTCTATAATAGCGAACGTTGCTATTTCTGATACAGGAAATGCAGTAGAAGCAGTTTCACTTCTCGCACAGATCGCTATTAGCGATACTGGGTTAGCCAATGAAGCCCTAGCAGTTCTAGCGTCAATATCCATATCAGACATCGGATCAGGTGTAGATCAGCCGTCTACAGCCGTTACAATCGGTCTAAGCGATAGTGGTTCGGGAAATGATTTACTTTCTATCCTTTTGACGGTTCTTGTATCGGACACAGGTACAGGTGTTGATGAAATAATCAAAAGGATTAGTGAGACACTTGGAAAGTTCCGAGGGATGTTGCAATATAAGAGTAAGACCCTTGCTTTAGGCAAAAAACCAGTACGATCTATGATTACAAGAAAACAGGCTACAGTTGCACTAAAGAAAGCAGTTGATCGTGTTATACTGAAACGGAGGTAATATGGCTCAATTACTAAAAGCACCAAATTATGATAGTGATAATGTCGTAGAAAGAACTGAGATAGATGCTGATGTTGCAGCATCACAAGCCACAGCAACAGCTAAAAACTCTCAGGGTTTTGTAAATGGTGATTTTTTCAGATTGGGAGAGGGTGAAACGGCTGAAATAAAAAAAGTGTCTGGTGTCAGTGGTCAAATTATTACTGCTACAACTAATTTTACGTTCCCCCATAATCGTGGAGAGAAACTAGTAAAACTTCGTTTCGATCAAATTAAGTTCAAGAGAGCAGCTAATGTTGATGGGTCAGTTCCGCTTGATGGGTCATTTAGTACCCTTGCAACGGTAAGTATTGAGTCAGATCAGGACGAAACAGAGTATAACGACGCTTCGGGTTCTTCTTCATATTGGTATAAATACACGTATTACAATAGTGACAGTACAAACGAAAGCGACATAGCAGACTCAATAGCAGTTCGTGGCGGTGGATATGGTTATTATTGTTCTATTGACGATGTTCGTATCGAAGCAGGTTTTACAAATAACTTTGCTATAACCGATGAAATCATACAAGACCGACTTGATGAGGCACAGGACGAAGTAAAAGGTGCTTTATCAGCTCGCTATACCCTTCCACTTGCTTACGTACCTAAAATACTCAGAAACATTACAAAACTTTTAGCAGCAGGATATTTGCTTATTACAGCGTATGGACCAGCAGAAGAGGGTACAAATAAAGAAGGTGAACAGAAAATAAAACATGCACGGGCGTTGCTTGCTCGCATTGTATCAGGTGAAATTACTCTTATAGGGATAGATGAGCAAATTATTGCGGGAAACGTTGAAAGTATCAGTGGGTATCCTGATAACTCAGCAGAGTTGTTAGATCCACCCGAAGCTCGTTTATTTACTGTAAATAAGGTGTTCTAATATGATTAAGTTGTCTTTGACAGTGCTAGGTGAAGAAAGTTTGCTACTTACTATTACAGATATACAGAACAAGCTAAAATCGTTTAAGCCTGAACTGATAAAAACTGGTGAGTATTTGACAGAGTTTTATAGGGACGAAGTTTTTGATACAGAAGGACAAATATACGGCAACAGGTGGCAGACGCTCACACCGACATACGCTAGTTGGAAAGGGAAAAAGTATCCTGGTCGAGGGATTTTGTTTCGTACAGGAAAGTTGCGTAATAGTTTTCGATTTACGTCGTCAGATACTTTTTTGAAGCTATATAATATAGCTCCTTATTTCGCTACTCATCAATTGGGTATTGGAAATATGCCAAAAAGGACTATGCTTGCATTAAACCAAATGCTTAATCGGGCGATAGGAAACATAATAAAAAAAGGTTTATTAGGAAGACTATAGTATGGAGTACAAACAAACCGTTTCTCAACTTCTCAAAGAGCGTTTTCGTGACGCTTTTGGTGATATTTATAAAGGCTACTATATCGGCGATCCTCTTGTTATCCCTCAAATGAACCTTCCGTGTATTATTATTGAAGCAGATAGTGAAGGAAATACTGCAGGTCCGACAGGACACGATTATGTTAATCACGTTGTTATGGTAAAAGTAGTGGCTAATAAAAAAGATGATTTTGGAAAATCACCCGATATTGTTTTATGGCGTGAACGTTTAGAGAAGTTAGTCGCAGGTCGTGACAAAACAACTGGTCAATATAGTGATGAAACTGTCATGGGTGTGCTTCGTAAGGCTCTTACTCTCGGTGATAGGTTTGTTAAGAACGAAACAAGTATTGACTATGGAGTGAACCCTAGACCACAGGAGTTGCTAACTGAGGAGTGTCATGTTACTGTTAATTTGCGGGAGCTTGTGCAAGTCCCTGCACGTACTTGATTGACTTTCTAAAAAAAAGGTTCTTATAATGGAGGAAGATATGAAATATACTTATAGAAACATATCGAACGTAACACAATCGCTTATTGGTGTAGGCGAGATTAAAGCAGGTGAAACAATCGAAACTGATAAAGTGATTGAAAATCCTAATTTTGAACTCGTTAAAGAACCGACTAAAGTCGGAAAAAAGTAAAGGAGTAACCTATGGCAGAAAATATCGCTGATTTACAATACATGTCCGTAAAAGAAGAAACGACAAGTGGTACGCCAGTAACACCTACCGTCTATATCCCTGTTTTTGAGGAAGACGTTACCAGTGAAATCAATCCTGTTTTAGAAAATCTTATTGTAGGTAATAAGTTCAAAACCTATCAAGCACTTCAAGGCTTCCGTTCTCATGGTGGAACAGTAAAAACAATCGCAGAACCAAATACAGCTATTTATTTGTTCTCTATGCTTCTCAAAAGAGGTTCAGTGTCAGGAGCAGGACCATATACATGGCCTTTTACCGCAGAAGATCCTGTTAAAAGTTTTACTGTTGATATTGCCAAAGGTCGTTTAGTAAAACGTCTTTGGGGTGTTAAATCAAATCAAATTAAGTCTTCGTTTCAAGACGGAGAGCTACAGTTTGACGTTGGTATACAAGGACTTGGTGCATTTGTTACAAGAAAAATCACAAACGTTTCTACAAACGTTTTGACTCTCGACACTACATACGACGCTAATCCTACAAAAGGACTCGTAGCGTCAGACTTAATTAGGTTGTTCAAAGCAGACGGATCGGTAGTTGATACTACTGTTACCTCGCTCACAAGTACAACAGTAACCGTAGGTTCAGCCACAGGAGTTGCAGCTAATGACTTTATTTGTCTTAGACCAGCAACACCTTCGTTCACATTGCAAAGACCGTTTATACTTCCACAAACTGAGTTCAGGTTCGGAGCTACCGCTTCCGCAGCAGCTTCCGCAGCACACACAGGACTAGAAGTTTCACCAGAGTGGACGATTTCACATGATTTTGCAACCGATACAGGAGAAGTGCGAAGTGGGGCATTTGATCCAGTTGCTTTGGTTCATACAGAAGTTGACGCAGAAGTGAAAGGTAAAGTGTTCTTTGATACCCCTAATATGTGGGACGAGTATCAGTCGCTAACCAAAAGAGCGTTAGTAATAAAGCACTTAAGCACTTTGGTTTCTTCTACAAATCAAGAGCTAAGGATCACCTTGAACAATATCAAGCAAATCAACTCTAAAGCTCCTCTCAAAACCAGTGAAATTATCTATGACGAGTTCACCTACAAGCCACAGTATGACACGACAGATGGTCAAGGCTTAGGTGTAACAATCATAAATAGTTTGTCAGCATTTTAAGGTAATTTGAAAGGAGAACAGGTATGATGACCTCTACAATAGAGCTTGTATTGCTCGATGGCTCAAAAACAACGGTAACGTATAAAAACGTTATTTCTCAGTGGGATGAAGAAGAGATAGATAGTGTATATCTTAATGCGTTTTCATTTGAGGATTTAACCGAGGTAAAAGAAAGCACTGTTAAAGAAAACAGTCAGCCAAAACTTCCACGCATTAGAGCTTCACTTACTCGTGACTACGAAAATAAATGTATTGAAGTTCTTGTTGTTTCATGGACACGGGAAGAAAAACCAACACCAAAAAACATAAAATCAATGCTCTCTAAGGAAGAGTGGAAAAAACTCGACTTAGCCTTAACGAAAGTCATAAAAAAAGAAAAAATGACAGACGGGGAAAAAAAAGGCATTGAAGAAAAAGCTGTTGAAGTCACTCCTACTGGATAATGGTAAAATACCCATTGAGTTTCGCTTCGTTGATTTAGCCCTTGCTACGCATTGGGATTACTGGACTTTACGTTCTCAGCCAAGTAGTTTTATACTGCTATTAGAGATGTATCTACATACACAGGGTGAAGTAGAGGCATACAAAGCAAAAGGAGCGTATGGACGAAAACAAACTACAGATATTGGTTGAGGTTGTTAATAAGGCTAACGCTCAACTAGAAGAAATAAAAAAGAAAATCGGTGAGTTGCAACCTGAACTTACTGGTGTTGCTGACGCTTCGGATAAGGCTTCTCTTTCCACTGGAAAACTCATTACTTCATTTACTGTCGGTAGTTTGGCAGCTACGGCAATCACAAAAGGTTTAGAGTTAATGAAAAATGCTGTCGTTGGTGCTATTTCAGGTGTTCATGATTTGGGTATGCAAGCAGCAGCCATCCAAGAACTAGAAATGGCTATGCAGATATTGGCTAAGAACATGGGTGTCAACGAAGACAAAGCATTTGAGGCTAGGGACGCTGTAGCAGCCCTCAATATCAGTAATAAAGAAGCAACAATGTTTATCAATGAGCTTATACGGTCAAACATTGATCTTGCTAATGCAGAAAAAGCAGTAAAAGCAGCTCGTGACTTAGGTATTGGTACTGGTATGGGTTCGGCAGAGGTCTTAGGACGACTTGCACAAGCCATGCGTACAGGAAATACAATGATCCTCGATCAAGTCGTAAACCTTCCAAATTTAGATCAAATTTATAGACGGTATGCAGCTACAATAGGTGTTTCTGCTAATGCTCTCAATCAAAATCAAAAATCACAAGCGATCCTTAATGCGTTTATGGATGAGGGAGCAAAAAAGGCGGGATTATACGAAACTTCGCTTACAGGAGCACAAAAAGCAGCCGTATCGTTTCAAACCTCTCAACAGCGTCTTGGTGAAGCTATTGGATATTTATTTTTACCTGCACTTGACGCAATATATCCTGCACTCTACAAATTTTCTAAGGGTTTAGAGTCGTGGGTTAATGATAATCGGGATCAAATACAAAGAGCTGGTGAAGTTATCGGTAATTACGTGGAAATGGTTGTGCAGAAAATTGAAGGACTTATCAAAAGTATAAATATACAAGATATTATGGCTATTGCTGGTGCGGTTATTGACGCATTAGCTCGTGTTGCTCATCAGGCTCTTATGTTGTGGGAAACTGTTAAGCTCGTTGCTAATGGTATCGGTATGGTCGTCGAACAAATGAACGGGTTAGCACAATCAGTTGGTCAAGTTCTTAGTGGACAAATTAGTGTTGGTCAGGCTTTAGAGCGTTCGGCTGATCTGTTTAGTGCTAGGGCAAACGACATGAAGAAAAACGTTGAGGGTATTTGGAACAATGCAAAATCGTCTGGTGAGTCGTTTACTGAAAGTTTTAAGAAGCAAATGGCTAATGTTACGGTTAGTACTCGTAAGGAGTTGAACCTACAGGGTGGAGCGTGGAAAGACACGTATGAAGATGTGAAAAATACGGTAGGAAAAAAACTCGGTGACATTACGAAAAAAATGGAAACCGAAAATAAAAACTTCATGCGAACAATGGAGCAATCCACAGCAGCATTTAATAACAAGCTGAAAGATCTTGTTATACGTCACAGAGAGGCAGCTAATCAGCTTCGAGATGACATAAATAGTCTTACTGGTGACTATACCGAGGCACAGGCAGAAAGAGCTACAGAGCATGGGGATCGTGTTCAGGAAATCAAAGACGCTAGTGAAGAAGAAATTGAGTCATTGCGACGTAATTTACTGCTTCAATTATCAGAAAGTCATCGGTCAGACGAGGATCTAAAAGCCATGCTTGAAGCTCAAATTGCTGAAAAAGAACGGTTACGAGATGAAGAAATCGCTAAGGAAGAAGCAAAGTTTCAAAAAGAAACAGAAAAACAAAAGAAACAATACGAACAGAGGTTGAAAGAGTTACAGGAAAAACTATCAGCAGAGATGGAGATACAAAAGGCTCATCAAGCAGAGTTCGACGCTATAAAAGATCAAGCAGCAGAGGACGATATTACTCGTTTGAAAAATGAGTTTGCAGCGGAAATGGAAATGCGAAGACAACAGCACGCAGAGCGTATGGACGAGCTAAAGAAAGAGTATGAGGAAATACAGAAAGTAAAAGCAAGTGGTGACTCTAGTATTTCTGGTCGTGGTGCTATCAATCAGTCAACACCAACGATACCTAAATCAACGTCAGCAACATACAAACCAAGTTCGTCAAGTGCTTTGAGTAGTTATAACGCTATTGCAGCAGCTACAGGAGGAAAAACTTTGAACCTTACGCAAAACAATACTGTTAATAATGGTGGTGATATTAGTGCGATGATGAACAGTATAGGTTGGCTTTTCAAAGGATTATAACTATGAAATCAATGTTTATAGACTCGTATCAATTGCATGTAAATGAGGGGGCTACCGATATATGGGTAGAACCCGCTATTTCGGGGTTGGGGTTTCCGCAGGTTCGATTGGCTACATTTGATAAGCCAGGCGAACACGGGGCTATATTGTCTAATGCTTTATATGCAGGTCGTCGTATCGGGATAACTGGAAAAGTAAAAGGATCTACAGCTTCGGCTCACGATGTAAATAGGCGTGCTTTTGAGTCTGCTATCTCATTGCAAAGAGATACCAATGGTTTTCCCGTTGCTCGTACTTTGAAATTTACGACAATGGATGATTTAGCGTTACAGTGCGATGTGTGGTGTAATCAAATACAGTTTGACCGAACAAACCTTACTCTCTCTCGATTTTTGATTGACTTTTTTTGTCCTGATTTTGGTTTACTATCCCAATCAGAAACCACGGTAACGCTTAATGTTCCTACTGGTGGTGGTGCGGTATATCCAATCATCTATCCAATCATTTATGACCCGTCTACAGGTGGTACAGGAGCTATAACGAACCAAGGTACGTGTCCTACCTATCCAGTAATATATTTGAACGGACCTCTTGATAATCCTCTTATCAACAATCAGACGATAGGGCGGTATATGCAACTAAACACCACTATTGCTTCTGGTCAGACTGTGGTTATTGATATGAAGGCTCGAACTATTACACTTTCAGGTTCAAGCATATTAGGATCGCTTGCTTCTGGATCACAGTTCTTTTGGTTAGAGGCTGGATCAAACACTGTTGCATTTAGTACTACAAACTCAGCGAACACAGGAACTTGTCAAATCAAGTACCGTGACGCTTATATCGGTATATGATCCAATCAAGTGACTCTAAGTATATTTACGAGCTTTATGCTTCAAACGGTTCTCTTCTCGCAGAACTATCAGGACGTGCAAAAAATAAAAGTATTACTATCCAAAGAAACAGAGCTGGTTTTGCTTCGTTTACAATGGATATTTACGATTTTGAAAAGTATTGTCGAAATATCGGTGTTCATCCCCGTTCTATTATTGGTATTGGCAGTAATGAAATGAAGGTGCGTAGGCTTAATAGGTATTTGTTTGGTGGTCAAATCCAATACTACGATACTTCGCTCGGTGATAATAACGAAATTACGATCCGTGCAGTTGGTTATTTTGATCTTTTTAAGGATCGCTACACAAGTGCAAATAAACTTTTTACTGCTACAGACGCAGGTCAAATAGGGTGGGGTCTTATTAACGATAGTCAGACCCTTACCAATGGAACGTTTGGTATAACGATGGGAACAATCCAAAGTTCAGTTAATCGAGATCGGTTGTATGAGTATAAAAATGTTCGAGACGCAATTATCCAGCTTTCTGAGGTTATCAACGGGTTTGATTTTGAAATAACTCACGATAAAATTTTCAACGTATATTATCCACGACAGGGATCAATTATTGATGTGTTTCGGTTTGAGTATCCTGGTCTAAATATAAAAAAAATACGACCCATGATTGATGGTTCTAGCCTCGTTAATGAGGTTATTGCACGAGGTCAGGGTATAGGATCTGGTCAACTTATTGTTATCAGAAACGATACAGCAGCACAAGCGACATATAAACTTCGTCAAAGAGTTGCAGATTTTTCAGACATTTCACTGTCAGATACTCTTACGCAACATGCGGATGACACAGTTGCGTCAGAAAAAGAGCCTGTTACACAAATAGAAATTACTATTGACGGTAATCAAGCTCCCGCAGTTGGTTCGTATTGGGTTGGTGACTATGTTCCTTGTGTAATAAATGGTTTTCAGCTTTATGACAATATAAATAATACGTTTCGGATCAATGAAATTACTATCAATGTAGACGATCAGGATAGTGAAGAAGTAACGTTAAGACTAGGAGCATAATATGTCATCAAATCCAGTAAATAATACACCAGAACGATCACTTATACAGGCAGTTGCAGACCTTAAAAAACAATTAGAGGAGTTGCGTACTAATCAACTAGCGGTTATCGTTATACCAGTGGTTACTACCGATCCTACGACTTTAGTAAATGGTCAGGTTTGGTACAACTCAACAAGTAATACTTTCAAATGTAGACAAGGTGGCGTAACAAAAACGTTTACAACGACATAGTTATGCTATAGTTAAAAAGGAGGACGTATGGCAGAGTATTTAGCAATTAGAGATGGGGGAAAAACCAACGAAGAAGGTGCAACCCGTCTTATCAACAAACTTGCAGGATCTAATAACGAGGGTGTCGTTGGGTCTACTGACCTAGCGGTATCTCAAAACGGTACGCCAAACATGAGCGTAAACGTTGCAGCAGGAGATATTGTTATCTCGTATCTCGATTATTTGTTTCATGGTTGGCTTACTGCTACAAAAAACGTTTCTGTCAATGCAGCCGATCCTACCAATCCAAGAAAGGATCGAGTTGTTGCGTATGTCGATTTGTCTGTTGTTTCTTCTGCTTCTAGTAATAATCCTAATGCTCTTAAGCTAAAATCGGTTGCGGGTACGCCAGCGGGTTCACCTACTGCTCCTAATGACGCAGCAGTTCAGACTTCAGTCGGTGCGGGTAATCCGTGGTCTGAGTTGGCAGAGTTGTATGTAATAGCAAACGATACCTCTATTGTCACTGGTGATATTACTGACAAAAGAGCGTTCTTTATTATGGGTGGTGGTATTGGTGGTGCAGCATTTTCAGTTAATGGAAGTTTAGCGGTTGCAAACAATCTGACTCCATACTGGATTGCAGCACGAGCAGGGTCGTTTACCTATATTACAGCTAGGGTTCGTACCGCTCCTACAGGTGCGTCTCTTAATTTACGTATAACAAAAAACGGTGTTTCGTTTACCACGCTTAATATCTCGGCTGGTGCTCAAACAGCTACGGCAGCTATAGCGGGTGGCACGTTCTCTAAGGATGATTATTTTGGATTAGACTGTACGCAAATAGGATCAACCGTAGCAGGTGCAGATTTGAGCTTAACGCTTATATAATATGGCATTTCCATATCTACCTATTTTTGACCAAGGTCTATCGGGAGATGGTTTAATATCGTCAAGTCAGACAGAAGCCCCCGTAGACTCAGCCTGTACGGGAACGTCAGGTACAAAATCACTGTCAGCTACAAACGCTTCGTTTGCAGCAGGTGATCTTATTTTTATCCATCAAACGCAGGGAACTGGTGCAGGAAACCGTGAGTTTAATATCATATCTTCTTACTCCGCTGGAACAATCACGACAATGTATAACCTCTCGAACACGTACAACTCAGGAGCACAGGTTTTGGTTGTTAAGCTGTGGCGTGGATATAAAATAAACACTTCTCAGCAACTTACTCAAAAGGGATGGAACGGAACAGTGGGAGGTATAACAGTAATTGTTTCGTCTGGGATTGTTGATATATCTGGAACGCTTTTTATACAAAGCACTGGTTTTCGTGGTGGTCAAGGAAATAACAACAGCAACACATTTGCTTATTATGGAGAGGGTCATACAGGACCGTCGGCTTCAATCGGTGCAGCTACAGCTAATGGAAATGGTGGTGGAGCTGGTCGTGTTGGATCTGGTGGCCCATCAGCAAGCGGTGGGGGAAATGGTGCTGTCGGCGGTGGAGCAAATGGTGGTGCAGCCGTAGGGTCTGCTGATATGTCTACTATCTTTTTGGGTGGTGGCGGTGGTGGAACTGGTATGGACTCTCCATCAAACAATAATGGTCATGCTGGCTCAGGTATTTGTATTATTTTTGCTCCTCTTATTATTGTTACTGGTGCTATTACGGGAAATGGACCTACTTCTTATGTAAACGCTGGCGGTGGTGCTGGTGCTTCTATTTGGCTTTGTGGTGACGAAGTAAGCGTAGGGTCATCTCTGGTAAAAGCAGCGGGTGGTACGGGTGGAAATAACCCAGGCGGTAATGGTAGGATAAGAGTAGAGGCGGGAAGCCTTACAGGAACTTTCGATATTACACCAAGTACTGTATTAGGTGGTTTTAGTTGGTTAGGATCAATAGGACCACGTAGATAGGAGGAACTATGAAAATTGAACTACCAATCGTTTACTCACAATGGGACACACGGTGGAAAGATGTAATGTTGGGATACAACAAAAATCTACCGTATAACTTCTATAACTTCGCTTGTTTAATTACCTGTCAATCAATGTCTCTTCGGTATTACGGGATTGACGCTACGCCTATTACTGTTAATGACGCTCTTTTGAAGCTCGGTCAAAATGTTGGTTATGCATCAGGAACAGGAAACTATGTGTGGGGTGCGTTATCAAAAATCTGGAAGCAGGTTACTGAAAAACGTGTTGCTACTCCTAGCTTACTTACTGACGCTCAGATCGGTGAAATAAAGGGTGCAATAGATAAAGGCTACCCTGTTATGGCTGAAATTGATGTAAACCCAAAAACCGTACAAGCTGATATGCATTTCGTTTTGATTATTGGTTATGATCCAAACGATGAAAACAACTTCACTATTGCTGATCCTCTTGGTGGAAAAATAAGATCGTTAAAAGACTATCTTGGTTTTCTTATCCCGAACGCTCGCAGGACAATTTCACAATATATAATTTATAGCGGTACAGTGCCACAAAACGCTACAAATACCATGCCAGTTGATAAGCAGTTGTTTAAGGATTTGGTTCATGGGTCAAGCGAGTGGGACAAAACAGTTAAGGAGTACCGAGGGGATGTAGACCCAAGGACTACCCAATTTGAGGACGTTCAAAAGGTCGTAAATGGCTACAGATCGAGGCTAACAGACCTAGAAAATCAGAACAAAGACAAAGATAATAAACTTGCTACCGCAGATCAAGAAATCAAAAACAGAGTTGAACAAGTTGGCAGACTAGAACAGCAAGTGCTAGACAAGGACAAAACGCACAAAGCTGAACTTGACGCTCTAAAAGCAAGTATGCCCGATACCTCTAAATTGATAGGGGAGTATCAGGGTAGGATTACCGTACTAGAGGGGCAGGTGGATGAGGCATCAAAAGCAAAGGGTCAGGCGTTAAATAGCCTTGCAGTAAAAACAACTGAGTGTGAAAGGTTGCAAAGAGAAGTAGACGAGCTAAAAGCGACGAAAGTCGCCTCATGTTTTGAGTCGTTAGTTTCTTGGTTGCGAACCTTATTACCTAAAAATGTATGATCGAACAGCTATTGCCAGAGGTGTTAAAAAACGGACCATACGCTATTGTTATGGTTCTCTCAATTGCTCTAAACATTTTCTTGATAAAAGCTGTTACAAAGTCATTTGATGATAGAGTAAGTGATATTAAAGACGTAAACACAAACACTATCGCTGTTTTAGAAGCTATCAAAAAGACTGGTGAGTTTACGCTTACTATCTTGCAAAGTCTCAGTACAAAAAAATAGGTATGAAATTTTTAGAAAAACTATTAGGACTAGACAAGAGAAAAGCCGAAATACAAACGGTTAAGGGATCTGTTACTGAAAAAACAGCAGAGGTATTGCAACAATACGAAAAAATAAATAAGCTAATAGATAGTCAAGACAACATTTCTCGACTTATTGCACAGGGAGCAGGGGTAATCAAGTATGACACTAGGAGAAGCTACAAATAGTTTTAGTTTTATATTACGAGGCATAGCTGTCTTAATGCTAATGTTTTCTGTTCTCCCAAAAATGTATAAAGAAACCCTTATCCACAACGGCATAGACGCAATCAGGCGGTGGTTGTTTATTATGGGTGTAGCTATTTTAGTTGTTGATCTTACCAGTATCTTCATAAATATCTGTACGCTTACTCAATGTACTGTTTACGGTGAACACTCGTTATTGAACTACATAGGTGCTATTAGGTCTGTTGGCGACTTAGTATCTGTTGTTATGCTTTGGTTTATTTACTCGTATAAATATAAAGGAGGTGAGGATCATGGACATTAGCCCGTTAGATTTTATCGGTTTTATCATGCCTCCGATTATTGACGCAGTTAATCAGTTTGTACCCGATAGTCGATTTCGATTTTGGGTTTCTCTGCTTATCTGTGCTGTCATAGCAGCATTGGTAAATTTAGATAAGATCACAACCGAACCCACTACGGTTCTTTTGAAGGTAGGATTTGTATTTGCACAGGCTCAGATTATTTATAAACAATACTGGGAAAAATCCACCGTCAGAGATCGTATGTTCCAATAAAAAAATGGACTCGCTCCCCGTCCAAGGTTCACCAGTCCATCTGTAATCAAAATATCATAAGATCTACTAATGCGTAAAGAAGCCCTATTTGCCATCGGTTCTTTTTTAGGGGTAGCAGCCCTAAGCACGTTCGCCTTTAGTAGAGAAACAAAATGGCAGGTGCGATCCGAACAAGATTTTGCTTGTGATGATTGCGGAACAAAGCCAAGAAAACTTGAAATACACCACATAGTCCCTCAGCGTAACGGTGGATCTGATGAAAGGATAAACGCCGTTGGCTTGTGTCCCAACTGTCACGACGAGTGGGATGAACAATCAAAATCAGGAGTAATATACCCAGGCAAACCAATTACAGAAGCCGTTGAAGAACAATTTAAGAGTAAAATAAAAAAAGAAGAAGTAATCTATCAATATCCTCTATTTGTAAAAACAGGTTGATTTGACGCTCTAACCTCAATTTTCCCCTATTGACACCATGTTATTTTCTGGTAGTATAAAGATATAATCAAATCTAATCAAATATAACAATATGAACTCAAAAACATTATCACTAAAAGACAAATTACAAAAAATAGCAGCAATTATAGGAAAACTAGAAATTGAAGAGCAAAACGCACGGTTATCAGGAAATTACGAAGTTTATAAATTAAAAAGAGGTGCAGCACAAATGGCACGGGCAGAGTTTTCCAGATTATCAAAAATTTATAGAAAGGCGGTGAAACAATATGTTGACCTCAGCAATATCGTTTAAGGATTTAGATTTTTCTTCACAACAAGAGATATTTAATCAAGTAAAAACGGTAATAAGAGAAGACCTAACAGAAGAAGCACTTGCAGAAAACACATCAATAATTGAGCTTTACGGGTTAAATGATGAAGACCAATTAGACTCAATGATTGAAGAAATGACAATAGATCGCATAAATAAAAATTGGCATTGCGAAGCCACATATTAAGGAGGATTTATGGACACAATATCAACATACACATAGCAAGAAGCAGTAGACGACGGAACACTTGTCGCTATATTTGAAAACCGATGGAAAGAGCTAACAGGTGGCAAGCCAATACTGGCAACAATCGGTACTCATAGTGAGTTTAGCCTAGCAGCATTTTTTGAAATGTGGAACGAGTTTGTAACAAAAAGAAAACTTATCAAAGACTATATTTTTAAGACAAAAATGAACGATCAAGTAGTGTGGTTAATAGATGACGGCTCGACATTTACATTTATGTTTCCAAGTGAGTATTAAAGGAGGATATATGAAAATTGATGACCTAGCAAAAGTATTTTCAGAAGAAAACGGCTTGTCAGAAGAAATCAATCAAGCCTACATAAACAATGTAGGTATAGAGTGTGGGTCGGCTGATGTACTAGACGCTTATTATGGTGAGTACGATAGTGATGAAGACTTTGCACGCTCAATAGCAGAAGAGTTGGGTCTTATTAAAGATGTTCAGTGGCCCTATACCTGTATTGATTGGGAACGAGCAGCCAATGATATTATGTACGATTATTTTGAGTCCGAAGGATATTATTTTAGAAACATATAAAGGAGGTGATTTATTTATGGATTTTACAAACGATTACGAAACTTGCCCTACGTGCGGTAGGCAAGCACACAACGAACTAGACAATGAAGCTATTTTAGAAATTGGCGAGTGTTTGTCGTGCGATGAAGTACGAGCAGACATGATCCAAGAACAAAAAGCATTATCAGAAGACGAAGCTATGCAACTAGGAGCTTACGTTTGGTAGTTGGATTGTTTATCGCTCTACTTATTATAGTAGAGCGTCATAACAACCTAAACACAACTTTACCTATTGACAAATATAACGAAATATAATAGACTGTAATAAAGAAGGAGAAAAAATATATGTATATGAAAAAACCAAAATCAAAATATAAAGGTATGTTTGATTGGGAAATTGAACAGCAACAAAAAAAGTGTCCTCACAAACATCGAGAGACACGTCAAATCCTCAATATCGGTTCATACACTAAGTGTATGGATTGCTATAAAATAATCCGTACATATAGAAAAAAAGTAAAACCAGTAAAACTCGGTAACTTCGATAAAATCGCTTTAATAGGAGCAGGTATATATGCAGTCATAGTATTTATGGCAATCGTTAAGCCATACGACCTCATCAATGCTTCTAATACGATAATTAGCCCACTACCTGACGATTACAAGGTTGTTTCAGTGTCACCCACTCCAACACCCACCGTAAAGCCTTTGACCGATTATGAGCTAATACACGGGCTTCCATACGGTGAAATTGTGTGGAAAGTATATAGACTCGAAAGTTCAGCGGGTATAAATGACGGTTGTAAAGAAAAGGGTAAGTTTAACGGGTTTGGATATGGTCAGAACAAAAGGGTTTGGAACTGTTTCGACTCTTTAGAAATTGTTGCAAAAAAAGTCAGCAATTGGTTTGACAAACATCTAGCCGATAAAACTATTGCAGAGGCTTTGTGCTACTACAATATCGGTGAAATAACAGAAACATGTACCTACCTCGAAAAGTTTAACGAGTTATAGGTAAAATGATTACTCTCAATTAGATAGGAGGTGAGCAACTATGAGTTATGAGGAAATAATAGAAAAATATAATTTACGACTTGAACTACATCGGATACCATTTCGTACAGATATTGATGATTGGAAAAACGATAAAGAGGCTCGACATTTTTCATATAGGATTTATGTTCTTTACGGCGACAGAAGCGGAAAAGAAATAAAAGGATATTTTTCGCAGGGTTCTGCACACAGAAAAAACCCTACTATTGTTGAGATATTAGACGCTTTGTCATCAGATACACAAGAACTAGACGGTCAGGGGTTTGAAGATTGGGCTTCTAGTTATGGATACGAAGAAGACAGCAGAAAAGCGTACAAAATATGGGAAATGTGCTTAAAAGAAGCACAGGACTTGCGATCTCTTCTCGGTTACGAGGGTGTTCGTGAGTTATATGAGTGCGAAAGACTATAACCATTTTCCCGACATCAGGAAAATGGTAAAGGAGGTGAACTATGATTATAGACAAACGGTTAATTGGTTTATGTAAAGTTGCAGCAAAAGATGAAATGCGTCCTATGCTTGCAACGGTAAAAGTAACAGAAAAGAAAGCGGTTGCAACAGATGGTTATCGACTTATGACTATTGAAACCATTGATCTTCCAAAAGAAGAAAAGCCAACTTTGGGAGATTTAGAACATGATGAACCTAGTGAGTGCATATTACAGGCACAAAAGCTAGAAAAACTTTTGAAGTCTATACCAAAATCAACAATGCCAATTTTAGAACAGGCATATACGGTTAAGGCAGGTGAGGGAAAATCTAAAGTTGCCTATTTAGATAGTGATATGGACATTGTTAGTCAAGAGTTTACAAGACCGTCGGGTGAGTATCCTGCTTACGAAAAATTATTAGATCAGACAAAACAATACACAGACAAGCGTATTGCACGGGTAAATGCTAAGTTTTTGATAGAAACACTGCAAGCGATTATTGCTGTGGGTATTGAAAATGAAAGCTACGTTGACATCGAAATAGCAGACGCTACAAGACCCATTGAGCTAACTGCAAAAGATGTTTATGGAAAAGAAGTGTACGCTATGATTATGCCATTAAGACGCACATAGTGTTTTGCTTGTGCCTACTTCGGTAGGCACTATGGAGGACAGTATGACAAATTTTGATAAAAAATATAAAAACATCGATACAGTAAGTGAGTTTGTTTTGCGAGTTTGGGGTAAACAATCACTTTTGGTGTCCCATACGTTTTATGACACTCACAAAGATTTATTACAGTCGGGAGAAAAAGAAAAAATCACCACAGCCCTAGCGTCAATCATAACCCTAGCCATTTCAATGTACCTACAAGACACGATGTCAACAAAGGACAATTGATATATATAATAAAGTGTGATAACATATAACAACTATGAGTACTAAAACTATAGATCCTGAAAAATTTTATGTGCCTAAAGAAATAGCACGAAATGGATGGATTACATCAACTGGCAATCATTACCTGTCGCACTACAATTTCATATTACGCTTGATTAGAGCTGGAAAACTCCATGCTCAAAATTATGCTACGGGTATGAAGGGTATGGCGTATTTCAGGGTAAAAGGCTCGGAAATACTGCGGTTTAATGCGACGTAAGTCGCCTATATGTATATGGGTCATGAAATCGTAATCTATGCGGTTCAGTCAAAAACTGATCCTCTAAAAACCTACGCCGTGTGGCAAAATAAAACTACAAATCAGATTAAGTGTAGTTGTCCAGCGTTTCTCTTCAAACACGTTCAATGCTCTCATATTAAAGTTGTTCTTCACGATCCTACAAGTCCTCAAATAATTTCATCGTCACGAAAGGAGGTGAGTACACATGCCTAGATCACGAGTAAAAGTTTTACACCCAACAGAAGAAAAAGATACAAAAAGTATGGCTTTTCAACTAATGGATAAAGCCGATGAGCAGCAGGTAATTGCCGAGGCTCAGGGTATGCCAGCAGAGGTAGCAGAGCAATTGGTTTATCGGTTCAGAGATAAAAACGGAAAAGAAGTAACAGGTCTTTCGTGGGTAGGAACAAAAGAAGTTGCCTATCAGCTTGCACGTAAAGAAAAAGACGTTATTGTTATCGACAGAGTTGAGTTTCAGCCTGATCCAGAAGATAAAGAGTACGTTCTTTTTACTGCATACGCTAAAGAACTGCGAACTGGTCGAACCGCTATTGGGTTTAAGTCTCAGTGGCGAAAAATGAAAGCGGGTGGTGCAATCGTTCCAAACACATTTTGGTTTGAACAGGGAGCATCCAAAGCAAAAAGAAACGCCATGCAAGAGCTTCTGCCAGTTACCTTTATTAAGGAGATGATTAAGAAGTTCTTAAAAAACGGTAACGTTTTAGAGCTTTCAGCCCCGAAAGAAATAGCAGTCCCAACAGAAGAAGAGGCGGGAGCACTAAAGCCGTATTATGAAAAAATACTAGGGTTCAAAAACGTTCAAGCGTTAAAAGCCTATGAAGGATTGGTAATGACGGAAAACGCTCAAAACAAAAAGCTCTCAGGAAAAGAGATGTATATGTTTCGTCAAGCGGTTTCTAAAAAATTATCTGTATTACAGAAAAAATAATCTGCCTTTGATCCCGACTCGTTCGGGATCGGCAGGGAGGTTATTATGCAAAAATCTTTCCGTGTTACTCAGTATGAAATGTATGAGTGGTGTCCTAAGTGTTTTTATTACTCTGCGATAATGGGATTACCACAGCCACCCAATCCAGAAATGGAAATGGGGTCACTTCTTCACAAAGCAATAGAGCATTATCATAAAGGCATTGCTATACCGCCGATGGATTATTATGTAAAAGACATGTTCGATCAGTACACAAAAATTTATAACGTTCCGTCAGATTACGACCTGTGTGAGTATGCCTTTTCTACCCCAATTGTTGATCCGTCTACAAACAAAGATACTGGTTTTGTTATGCGTGGGAAAATTGACTTGCTTCGAGATGGTACTGTTACCGACCACAAAACAGCAAAAAGCATGTATACACAAGCCAAGGTAGACAACCATTTCCAAATCAATGCTTATGCATATTGGTATTGGAGAACGTATGGGAAAGACGCTAAAGGCATACGATTTAATCTGTTTGTAAAAAACAAAGTTCCTAAGTTAGTTATTTGCGATAGTTACGTTGATTTTAACGCCTATGCTCTTTGGTTTGATCGAACAAACAGGATTATAGAAGGGATAAAAAATCAACAATTTGAACCCAGCAATCAACGATGGCACTATTATGATATTTGTGAAGGGAACAGAAGTGGGTATTGAAATATATAACAAAATATAATAAGATTGGAGGTGAGATATGTATATGAAAACAGGTTACAAAACTAAAGATATTTACTTAGCTTCTACGCTTTTATGCCTCGGTTACTCTATTGATGAACTTCAAAAAGAAGAAGTTGACGGAAAAACCACCTTTTACTTTATTTTTTCAGATCCCAACATTGACAAGAACGGTCACAATAAAATCCGTGAGGATGTGGATCGGTATTGGAAAAATGAGGTTATGGTTGAGGCTAGATCATTGTATACAGCGTTTCGAGAAATTAAAGACCGTATGTACGGTTCAAAATAAGGAGATTTTATGGAACAAAATTATTGGGTAATTATACCGCCAGCAATTGCGGGTTCTGACCTTATATCTGCACGAGCCAAGTATTTGTTTGGTAGGATTTATGCACTTAGTCAAAAAGACGGCTATTGCTATGCCTCAAACGACTACCTGTCTGTTGGTACTGGTCTTGAAGTAAGAACACTACAGCGTGTTTTACTTGAACTTAAAAAGGCTGGTTTTATTGATATTGAGGTCATTAGGGATGAAAAAAAGGCTATCGTAGGTAGACATATTGTTATTGGTTTACCCCTCATGTCAAATCTGACGCTACCTAGCGTCAAATCTGACGCTACCCCTAGCGTCAAATCTGACGCTATAGATAAAGAGAGTATATTAGATAAAGAGAAGAGTATTATATATAAAGGGATTTTTGAGTTTTGGAACTCTTTAGGGATAATAAAACACACGGACAAAGGAAAAACATACGAACAAGCAAAAAAACAAATAAACGGGATAATGAACGAAGGATACAAAGAAATAGACATCACTACGTCTATGAGTAACTACGCAAAGATACTGCAATCCCCTATTTACTACTGGTCACACAAGTGGACCATTACAGAGTTTCTTTCCAGAGGGTTTGAACGATTTAGAGATTGGGATGTTTGTAGTACAAACTTTTTGAAAAAAACAAACACAGCTCAACCAGCAAAGCGGTTTGAGGGAGAGGATTTTTCAAAGTATGACAAATTTAACAAGTAATATACTAAACCCATTACAATCAGCTCTTGTGTCTATTGGTATACCACAGCGGTACATGAAAACGACAAAAAAAGAAGAGTATCGAACGGACTACAAGGCTCTTTTGGAAACCCTAAACACTCAGGGCGTTTTTGTTTACGGAAAGGTAGGCACAGGAAAAACACAACTGGCGGTTGATCTTGTAAGCGATCTGCTTACTAATAAAAAAATAAAAGTATATCGAGATGACTATCAAATGCAAAACGGCTCGTATGTAAACATGGCAAAACAGGAAGACGCATATGACCCACGGCTTATTAAGTTTTACAATATGCCTCGACTGCTTATCTACATGCGATCTTTGTATAATGACGACGCAGAACAGGACACAGAAGAGTTTTTAGAAGAGATTGATCGTTACGAGTATTTAGTACTCGATGATATAGGTACTGAAAAGCCAACGGAGTGGGTGCTTGAAATACTGTACGTTCTTATCAACACACGATACGAAAGCGGGAAAAAACTTATTGTAACAAGCAATAAAAATCTTGGCGAAGTGGCTCAGTCGTTAGGTGATCGTGTTGCTTCAAGGATTTCAGAAATGTGTCAGATTGTTAAACTTGAAGGTGAAGACAAAAGAGGGAGGCTTATATGAGAAAAAAAGAAAAATCTGTAGACTGGTACGCAATCAAAAACAAACTAGAAGGAACGGAAGAAATACGAGTATATTTAGCTTGGCTCTCTTTACCTGATGTAGAAAAACGCAAGATATGGTATCAATGGAACAGGTACTATGAAGTGTGCCAAGGCTCTAAACCAGCCAGACTATTTGAAATCATGAAAAAAGCATTTAAGGATAAAAAATACAACAAGGTTGCTCAGATAAAGCGGATTGTTAAACTTTATCGAGAAAACCACCCACCCATCGAAAAACCACAAGGAACAGACCCTAACGAGTTTTATCAAAAACCAGTATTTTCGTTGTATAAAAAAGCGTGCAGAGAAACAGGAAGTGTGTTTGTCTGATCTAACTTCCCGCTTGCCTTAATGCAGCAACCTACGAAACCGCATTATTGAGGCGGGAAGTTTGATGAGAAGAAAGGGAAATATGGAAGAAAAACAGGAACAACCGATAAACCCTATCGCAATAGGGAACAACATAAACCTCTATCAGCTTGACTACGAAGCCCTGCTGTCTCTCGGTATGACCGCACGAGAAGCATACGATGAAGCCCGCTGGATTATTGGAGATATTGCAGCCGTTATCCATCAAAAGTTTGGCTATCCTGGTCTTGAAGACTTTGCGACGAAAGTCGGGATACCAAAATCATCCATAGATCGTTACAGAGAGGTTGCTCGAAAAATACCGCCACAAATGCGTGAAGAGTATAAAAAACTTTCATGGACGCACTTTCGGGCAGTAGCAGCACAGCCAGACGCAAAAGAGTGGCTGGAAAAAGCAGACCAGAACGATTGGGGATCAGAACAGCTACAAGTAGAAATGAAAAAAGTTACAACAGGCATAAAAGACCTGACGCTACGCCCAAGATTGTTGCGGTGTGAGTTTTGTGGACACTGGTATATTGATCCAAAAGATCAAGATAAAATGTGTCGAGACAAGGGGAGGCACTATGAACGAAAAACTTAAATGCTCATCTGATTGTGTTCATGTGGACATAGAAGACTGGTTGTATAAAATGGCTCTTGATGACGACAGCGGTTTGAAAAATCAAAAAGGTGCAAACAACCCTACGACTGTTCGCATTTCTGAAAACAGAGATATTATTGGTTCTCTCGGTCAAAACGGTGTGTTTTGTTACGTTGAGGATTATTTGGGTATGGGCTTTGACGCAAAGACACCCTATTTTAGTCCAAGCCTCCATAATGACGTATACGACTTCAAATTTCGTGGAGCTACCTATGACATCAAAAGCTCAGATATAGGGAAGTTCCCAGACGGTACACCCTGCACAATCATATATCCTAATACTCATCATGGTATGAAAAGTGCGTCAGAAGATAAACCGATGGACTATTACGTTTTTGTAAAGGTTGATCTTAAAAACATGAGGGTTCATATTGCTGGTGTTATTGGATATGATTTATTTTGGAGTTTTCGCCAAAAAAAACTTGTTCGTGGTATCCCGTATCAGTACGTTACAACAAAGCAATTAGAGCCATTTAGAAAACACTATTTTAGAGCATAATTACCCTATTGCATTTCGTTATATATCATGATAGTATGAACTAAGAAACAGGAAAAAAGTAATTTGAAAGGAGCAATATGAAAAACATATCAACGACAGAAATTGCGGAGATCCAAAAATCTACGCACCCGCTAGTAACACGATCAGAAGAGATCGTAATTGCCTCAGAGGAAGATCAGTATAACGCCTCAAAATTTCTTCAAGAAGTTCAGATAGCACTTAAAAACATTGAAGCAAAGCGTGTGTCTTTTACACAACCACTCAATGAGTCGCTTCGCAATATCAACGCTACGTTCAAAGAGATAGCTTATCCGCTGGAAAAAGCAAAAGCAACAGTCTCTAATAAAGTTCTGTCATGGCGACGGGCAGAACAAGAACGCATAGCAAAAGAAGAAGAGCGAAGGCGAAAAATCCAACAAGCTCACGAAGAAAAGGGTCATAACGTAGCACCGCCCGTAGTTATGGAGCGACCACAAAACACAGTTGGTTATACTCAAAGTCGTAAGGTGTGGAAATACAAAATTACTGATTTTAGTAAAGTTCCCGATCAGTACAAAGGTCTTAACCAAATAGCAGTAAATGAAGCAATACGAGAGGGTGTACGTGAGATTTCGGGTCTTGAACTTTATCAAGAAGAGGTCTTAGCCGTATCTACACGTTAATGGGAGTAATTATATGCGATGCCCCGACTGCGGATCAGAAATGGTCTTACGATCTTGGGACAATGGAAAAAGATATTACGGTTGTT